CGACGCGTCGAACTCGAGCAGCACGGACGGGGTGCGCGTGGTCGGGGAGATCTCGTTGAAGCTGACCATCAGGGTTGCGGTCCTGCCGCGGGCAGTGCGGCGCGTTCGGGTTCGGCTGCCAGCTCCTCGACCTCGCCGGCGGCGAGCCGGCGGCCCCAGAAGCCGGTGCGAGGGTACTCCTCGCCGGTCACGGCGACACGCCCGGACTCGGGGTCACGGAGCATGACGCCGGGCGGGATCTTGACGAGGAAGGTCTCGGGGTTCGCCATCAGCCGGGCGCCAGAGTAGCGGTGTCGATGAGCCCTTGACCATCCCCTCCGTTGACGCGCAGGTCGGAACGCACCGTGCGCAGGGGGTCCAAGCCGCCATCCGGCAGCTCGCCGGCGTCGGTGTAGTAGCTGACCTCGAGCAGGAGGCGCAGGTAGGCGAAGCGCTCCTCGCCCTGCCGCGGCGGGTCGTAGACGTGCCGCTTGTGCTGGACGTCGTCCACGAGGCCCCCGAGCGTCTGGTCGTGCTCGAAGTAGAGCTCGACCTGGTCGGCCAGCACGTCCAGGGGGTCGTCGGTGCCCTCGCTGATCCGGTCGCGGTCCGCGGCGCCGTCCGCGAGGGGTTTTGCGCTGAGCGAGAGCTCGACCACGAGCTCCATCGCCCGCTTGTACTGGCGCGGGGCGCCCTGCTGGATGGTCTTCTCGACGTTGAGCGTGAAGATCGAGCAGCCGGGCAGCCCGTCCGCCCAGAAGGGGCGCACCCGGTTGGCGAAGACGCGCTGCTCGAAGGCGAGGTGCAGGTCGCGCAGGTCCTCGGCGATCGCCTTGCGGATGTGGTCCGGGCGCACGCGGGCGGGCACGGCGCGGCTCATGAGACCCTCTTGCCGATCAGCGTCGCGCCGCCGGTGCCGTCGATCTGCGGGGGCTCCTCGACGCCGTAGGTCACGCCGCGCACCGTGAAGCGGTCGCCCTCGGCCGGCGGGGCGGGGAGGTCCGCCAGGCGCAGCCAGAGGTTCGGCTTGGCGGAGACGACGCTCGCGCCCTGGTCCGGCAGAACCTCCTCGTAGGTGTGGCTGAAGACGCCCGAGAGCGCCGTCGTGACGCCGGCGACGGAGCGGTAGGAGACCGCATCAGCGAAGACATCGCGGACGGTCTTGTTGACGCCGTCCGCGATGTCGAGCCAGGCCACGGTCGAGGCCTCGAGGCTAGGTCTGGACCAGCTCGACCTCGACCTGGGTGGCCGAGGTGCCGGCGGCCTTGCAGGCGTAGCCGATGAACGTGTTGCTGGACACGGTGACCGTGACCTTGCTGGCGCTGTTGTCCCAGTAGAGCTTCACGCCCACGGCGACGTCGTCGGTCGTGACCTTGGTGAGCAGGTAGCGGCCGCGGCGGTGCATCGCCACGGGCGCGCCGCTCGCCGCGGCGGCGCCGGCGATGCCGAACATCAGGCCGAAGAGGAACGGCTGGCCGGCGGTCAGCGCTCCGGGCGCGACCAGGCTCACGGGGCTGTAGTCGGGGACGCTGAGGAGGTTGTTCATGGTCGGGCTTTCGGTCGGTGGGGGCCGGAACCCTGCGGCTCCGGCCCATCATTCCGCGAAGTTACGGCGGGACAGATTCGGTTGGGGTGGGATCAGGCGCCGGGGCTCTTCACCATGCCGCGCCAGTCGATGGCCTTCGCGCCCACGTCGAGGGCGCACTTGATCTCCATGCCGTCGATGTCGAAGCCGATGCGCGTCTCGATGCGCGGCCCGGCCTGGCCTTCGAGGAAGGAGACCTCGACCGTGTCGCAGAAGTTCGGGTCGCAGATCGCGTACCAGACCGTCGAGGACACGGCGTCGAGGCGCGGCTGCGCGACGACGCGCAGCTTGCCGGCGAAGGGGTTGACCCCGCCCGACGTGATGGGCTGGATCGCGGCCACGAGCTGCTCGCCCTGGAGCTCGAGCGCCGTCGGCACGAGCAGCACGATCGGCGTGAGGTTCAGGTACTTGCCGTCGAGGCCGACCTGCTGGCGCATCAGCGCGCGCGCCAGGCTGACGCCGCCGGTGCCGAGGGCCGAGCCCGCGCCCGAGGCGAGGAGGTTCTTGTGGAGCGTCGTCGTCCCGACGAAGAGCGCGTTGCCGTCGGCCATCGCCGCGTTCGTCGTCAGGATCCCGTAGGCGAGGTCGTCCTCGAGCGTCGAGGCCGAGACGCCGAACTGCGCCGGGATGCGCGTGAAGGCGCCCAGGTCGTCGTTGATCATCGCGACGCGCGAGAGCCCGACCACCTTGCCGTAGGGCTTCAGGATGATCGACTCGCTCTGCTCGCTGATCTTGCCGCGCGCCACGGCGCCGGTCTCGGGGATCTCCTCGAGGGCGGGGGCGCCGCCGAGCTGCGGGCGCATGTTGGCCTTGAAGTCGCGGATGCTGCCGCGCCGCGCCCAGGTCGGCCAGGTCTTCGGCGTGATCTCGTACTGGTCGCGCAGGGCCTTGTTGGCCGTGTTGGCGAGCAGCAGCGGGAAGTCGCTCGAGCTGTGCAGCGAGAGCTCGACCACCTCGTCGCGCGAGCGGCCCATCGTGTGGATGCCGCGGCGCTCGAGCTTGTGGCGCATGACGTCCATCAGCGAGTAGTTAACGAACTTGCGCGCGTGCTCGGAGAGCTTCTCGAGCGGCAGGACGCGGCTGTCGCCGCGGCAGAGCAGCGCGTCGCGCATGGCGTCCTGCTCGGCCTTGAGCTCGGTCTCGGCGACGCTGGTGCCGCCGCCCTTGGCCGGCGTCTGATCGCCGACGGCCTTCTCCCACTTCTCGTGGATCTTCTCGCGCGCGTCGGCGAGCGACACGTCGCCATCGATCAGCGTCTGGGCGAAGGCGTCCTCGACCTTGAGCTTCGTGCACAGGCTGCGGATGCCGTTCTGGCGCACCTTCTCGGCCTTCACGGCCTCGGCGCGCGCCTGGTCGGTGAGCTGCACGCCCGCGGCGGCCGTGCGCGCGGCGGCCGCATCGGCTTCGGTCTTGGCCTTGGCGGCGGCTTCGGCGGCTTCGGCGGCAAGTTCTTCGCGGGTCTTCATGGAGTCTCCTAGGTCGGTTGAGCTCTCGGCGAGCTCGGCGGTGGTGTGGTCGTCGTCGCTGAGCAGGAAGGATCCGGCCTGGGCGGGCGTGGTGCAAAGGCTCACCTCGCGCGGCTCCCAGTCCGTGATGCGGTAGGTGGGCGGCGACCCGTCGGTCGGCTGCTCGCCCTCCATCGTGTACCCCCAGATTTTGATGCCCGGGGAGATCGAGCGCAGGATGCCCTGCCCGATGTCGCTGCGCACGCCGGCGGCGTCCTCGCGCTGCGTGAGCTTGATCGTGGCCACGAGGGCACGGCCGCTGGCGAACTGCTGGAAGCGCGCGCTGTTCTCGACCACGACGCCCAGGGCGGCCTGGATCCCGTAGGAGTTGTGCGTGTCGATCAGGTTCAGGCGCCCGCTGTTCAGGCGGTCCAGGCGCACCTCGCCATCGTTCGTGCCGAGGACCATGTAGTAGGGCCCGTCGCACAGCATGTAGTCGTTGCGCAGGAACTTGTCCCCGCTCGCAAGCACGACGTCGACGGTCCCGGCCTTCTCGTCCCAGGACTTCGGCTGCAGGTCGCCGAACGCCGTCAGGATCGGGAGCTTCTTCTTCTTCGCGGGCTTCTTCGGCGGCACCGTCACGCCCGCGAGCATTGCAACCCCGGGAGGGGCGCGCAAGGGGGCGCGGTCAAGGCGCGGGCGGTGCGTCGCCCGGCGGCGGGGTGCCCGTGCGCACCGGCATGGCGGGGTCCGACTCGAACTGCAGCCCGAGCTCCGCCATGCGCTTCTTGTCCTCGGCGGCTTGCGTCCAAACCTCCTCGGGGTCGCGGCCGCTCTCGCGGATCTGCTCGGAGAGGCTCTTCAGCCCCGCGCGCACCTCGTCGCGCAGGCCCGGGACCTCCTTCGTGGGCTCGTAGAGCTGGCGCCGCGGCGGCGTCCAGGTGACGCCGATCGGCACGTCGGGCAGCTCGCCCATCAGCACGGCCGCCTCCAGGAACCAGCGCCACAGGGGGTTCAGGACCTGGGGGATGAGGTAGTGCCAGCGGTAGCGCTCGACGGCGCGCATCACGTTGGTCGAGGCGATGCGCGCGCTCGAGTAGTTGACCTTGGAGTAGTCCCCCGAGAGGGCCTCGTAGGTCATCCCGGTCGCGGCCGCGATCGCGCGCAGGTTGCTGGTGACGAAGTCGGCGTAGTTGTCCGAGGCCGGCGGGTCCGAGAACTTGACCGTCTCGCCCGGGCCCAGGCGCACGCCGGCGCCCGGCTCGAGGTCCTCCACGGCCTTCGCCTTGCCGGCGCCGGGCATGATCACCTCGCCGCCGGCGTCACCCTCGAGGAAGTAGGTCAGGCAGGCCGAAATCTGCTGCTTCAGGAGCGAGGCGTCCTCGTAGACGTCGAGGTCGCGCAGGCGGATCAGCACCGGGTGCAGGGCCGGGACGCCGCGGAGCTGCTTGGGCCGCTTGACCGGGTGGTGGTGCAGGAGCTCGGAGGCGGGCACGAAGCGCGAGGGCTCGGCCATGCCCATGATCTCGCCGGGGTGCTGCTTGAAGAGCCACATGCCCTCGCGCTGCGCGATCGGCCCGAACTGGATGCCGGCCTGGATGCGCCCGCCGTTCGGGAGCAGGTAGCGGTCGCGCGACTCGTCGAGGTGGTCGGGCTCGAGCGTCTCGAGCTGGAAGGGCAGCGAGAGCTCGAGGTCGCGCATGTCCTTCGGCCCGCGGCGGCGCCGGCGCACGAGGACCTCGCCCGACTCGAAGGTTGTGCGCACATGCAGCGCCTGCAGGCCGTAGACGTTGAGCTTGCCGTCGGTGTCGAGGTCGCAAGTCTGCTCGCAATGCGCCTCCCAGAGCGCCTTGACCTTCGCGCGCAGCTTCTTGTCAGGGTGCACGGGCGTCGGCACGATCCCGTCGCCGACGATCTCGTTCTCGAAGTAGTTCGCCGCGGACGGCCCCCAGGCGCCGTTGCGCAGCATGTCGCGCGAGCGGTTGCGCAGCTCGGCCAGCTTGCCGAAGGCCTCGGCGTTGGGGGACGTGCTGCCGGTGATCCAGCCCCCGGTGCGGCGCGAGTGGGAGGCGCCCTCGTAGGAGAGCTTGGCGAGGGCCTCGACCGCCAGGCGCGCGCGCAGGCGCTGGACCTCGGCCTTGGGGGAGAACACGCCGACGAAGCTGTCGATGGCGCGGCGGACGTTCACGGGCACCACCCGGGGGGCTGGCGCCCGGGCCCGAGGTCCTTGCTCACCTGGTGGTAGTGGAGGTTGAAGCCTGCCTGCGTGAGCCCGAGCTCGCGCTTCACCTGCTCGAGCGCGCTGCGCAGGGCCGAGAGCGACTGGTACTCGACCTCGCGGTCGGAGAACTTCACGCGCCGCACGCCGGAAGCGATCGCGGCCTCGAGCCTCTGCACGTCTTCTAGCGTGTACGCCATCGGTCGAAGCGTCCGCCGCGCCGGGGCTGCCCGCCGGCCTCTGGCGGGGCAGGTGGCGTCCCCGGTGCGGGAGGACGCTCGGCATCCTCGGGTGGCGGGGGCGGCGAGGCAAGGCCCAGCCGGCGCTCGAGCTCGGTCCAGTGCGCCTCCTCGTAGTGGTCGATCCGGGCCAGGGCTGCGGCGGCGCGGGCGTAGATCCGGCAGTCCAGGGCCTCGTTGCGCTCGCGCGTCTTGACCCATTCGGTGGTCGTGGCGAAGCGGTGCCCCTTGCGCGCGCGCGGGACCAGGCTCTCGGCCGTGAGCTGCTCGAACCACTCCTCCCCATACTCGGGGAAGTGCAGGAAGCCCGGCGGCGGGGGCTTGCCGGCTGGCGGGTCGTGGCGCAGCCAGCCGTAGAGCTGGGACTTGAGCATGGAGACGCCGACGGGCCAGACGCGCAGCCCGCGCGAGCGCATCTTGCCGGCGAGCGAGACGTCAGAGCGCAGCGGCAGGCCCACGGGCACGTGCAGGTTGGGGGTGCCGCGCGCGACCATCACCTGGCGGATGCTCTGGTGCACGGCCCAGGCGTAGACCGTGGAGGTGGCGAACGAGGAGTCGATCGCGAGCATCAGCAGCGGCATGCGCCCGCCGCCGGCGTGCCTCCACTCCCGCGCGAGGACCTTGTCGAGCTCGAGCCAGACCTCCGGCTCGGCGGTCTTGCCGGGCAGCACGAGGTACTCGACGCTCCAGCTCTCCAGGCCGCGCGCCCAGGCCACGATCTCGAGCTCGATGCGGTCGACCTGCACGTCGGCGCCGGCGGTGAGCACCAGGCCGCCCTGGGGCACGACGCCGATCGGGTAGGTCTCGCGGCGGTTGAAGAGCGGCTTCCAGGGCGGCGCCTCGCCGCGCTCCTCCCAGGTCTCGCCGAGCACGGTGTTGAGGAACGTCTTCAGCTTCGCCTGGTCCTTGTTCTTGCGCGCGTCGAGCCACTGCGCCACGACCTCGCGCCAGGAGTGCCAGCCCAGGGGCGAGTA